CTGTTAGCTTCATTATCCCAAATCTGAATAATTGTTTTAGGATCTACACCATACCATTTAGACTTCTTATTCTTACTAACTCTCTCAGCTACCTTCTTAGCATCAAAAGGTTTCTTAAGACTAGACAGTAGAGTAGTGACACTAACCCATTTGATTTCATCATTGGGATCTACACTCTTGTAGCTGTGATCATCTGCATTAAATACTATGCTCATAGTTCATCTAGTTTATCTTCCTCTTCTTCTGTAGCAATTGCTTGCCATTTACCAAGAGGACATTCTGAAGAAAGAGATCTTGTTTTAAATTGAAGGGAACATCCACATTCAGCACAACAAGGTTGAGTACCTTTTACAGCACATTCTTTTCCTTTATTATCTATATGCTCACACTCATCACAGATGTCATATCTCATTCTTGCAATATCTTCTACCAGTTCATCTCTAATAATTGAGTTTTTCACACCTTCTAGGATTCCTTTTCTATTCTCCCAGATTGCTTTTAGTGCTGCTTTCATGTTTGGTTTCTTTTAAAGATTTTTTTCTTTGTTCTTCAGTAAAAATTTTTTTCTCAAGTTCAATTAAAAGATCTAAAGTTTCTCCTAATCTAATCTTTTTGGCATAAGCTCCAAAAGTAGAAGTATCATGTTTATCTAAACTATTTGATATTCTATTAATAGATCTTCTTACCCAACTTGGTTTTGCTACAAAATGTCCTAAACCTTCAATGTTGATTCTTGGATGAATTAAATGTGATAAGCAAAACCTAATGTTTTTATAATAAAATTCAACAAAGTCTTCAACCAAAGACTCTTCAATATTTAAATCCTCAGCTACTTGTTTATAATATTTAGTTGCTTTCTTCGGATTCATTACCTAAGAATTTATAGTCTAATAATACAGTTCCTTGTGTCTGCAGTTTAATTATTGGATTAATCATGATTAACTTTTTATTATTAACATCTTTTATGACTAAACCATTTTTCTCAGCTTTATTAATACAGTTTCTTACAGTCTGTGGAGATTTAAATATCCAGTCATCTTCTGCAGAAGCATCATAACAAAAACTAGTTAGCTCAATTGGTTGATTAAAGCTAAGCAAGGTTAAACAGTTAAGATCAGATTCACTCATTGTTATACGGTTAATATAACAATGAGTTAGAATCTGAAATTTAACTACATCCCATTTGGACATTTTAACACGTTTCTGTACTTGATTAACAAGTGCCATAACTTATGATTTTTTCAACTTCCTTCCTTTTGGTTCTGAAGTTTGATTTTCTTGCTCATGTTCTTCTTCCATATCAGGTCTTTGACTCATCATCATAGCAAACTGATACTGATAATTAGCTCTTTTAAATCTAGCCTCTTCAATTTCTGTAAGTAGTTTTTCATACTTTGCTTGTGATTCTAGATAAGGAACTGACTCATCATAAAAGTTTTTCATTTCTTCTTTTCTTTGAGCTAGTTCTTCAGCAGATAACTGCTCTTCTACATGTTGGTTTTCCATTTTTATATATTTTAAGTTTAGACAAATATACAATAATTGTTTAAACAAAATATATTTAAAAGAAAAATCCAGGCACAGAAAGTACCTGGATCTCTATATGTTAGTTAAAATTAATTCCAGCAGCCTGCGCCACCACATTTAGATTTCTTAAATGTTGGGGTATGACTTGGATTTTTCATACTATTAACTGTATTTCTAACAGCTCTTTTAACTTTTCGCCATCCTCTTTTAAGATCATCACCTAAATCAGCTGATTGAGATGTACCTCCCATCTCATAACTTTTCATAGAACGGATCATTTGATTTTTACCAGCTGATCCACCTTTTGCATACATTGACTTACAATGTGCTAGTGCATCTGTTGTTCCTTTAAGTCCTTTTGAATTTTTCATTTTATCTATTTTTAATAGTAAGATTTAAGATAGTTAAAAGGTAAAAGTCTCTAGACACATCTATCTCAATAGATAAGATATCAATGAATGAGAACCTTACTTTAATAGCTAACTTATCCCATTGTTTGGTATAAGTATTCCAACCATTTCTGAACTTCATACGTACTTATTTATATGGAACATACGTAGTTTTTCCACCAGCTGCTCTTTTAGCTTTTAGGATTTGCTTACGTTGCTTACCAGATGAATCATAAGATACATGTACCCAATCAGGATTAGTATCTGTACCAAATTCCCAGATAAGTTGATCAAAGTTTAGATTGTCTTTAATATAGTTAAAGATTTCAGAATTAGTTACTGTTGTGCCATCCATGTCAATATCAATAGCTTCACCTTGACAATGCTGTGAAGATAATGAGCCACCAATAGCTGTATTTAACTCTTTGCTGCGGTATCCTGAACTAATACGGATAGGAACACCAAAATGGTCACGGATTGGTTGAAATACTTTCTCAGCCAATAATTTAAAGTTCTCAATGTGCTCAGGTGTAGGCATATTGGAGATACCTCTTCTTTTTGCAGTTTCACTTCTTGTTACTTCTGACAATGCTAGATTTTTACTTAGTTGCATTTTTATTTATTTTATATGGTTAATCTACTACTTCTTCTGAAGTCTCTTCTTCTTTTTTAACTTTTTCCTTAAGCTTAAGTATTCTTCCTGCAGTTGTAATACCAAATGCACCTAAGGTAAGTAACATAAATCCATCAAAGATAAATTCTTTAATGATAAGTTCATTACCAATGATACCGGTAATTACATCTACAAATAGAACAAATACCATTGCAAAGAATGATATAACTCCTACAAATGCTTGCTCATTGATTTGATTATCATCTGAGATTAATTCTCTAAAAAACTTTTTCATAATTTAAAAATATTTAGTTTAGGTCTTTTTGGTTTTACAATGTCAGTGTGCCAACCAAGGGGCGGTTCATTTTGTTTATTATCATCTGGACATTCTTCTGTTCTTTTATAGAATAAAAGATCTCCAGTATAATCATCTTTTCTTACAATATAGTCTGATAAGTCTACAGCTACTATTTCATCATTAAGGTATGAATAATACACCCAGGACCCTTCTTTTGCTCTTTCTAATAACCAACCCCGGATTGTATCTAACTTATCTTCTCTAATAATTTGAGTCTCTATAATTGTTTTGTATTCTGTATATCTAGAAGTATAGAAGATCAACATAGTATCTCTTAATGAGATAATAGAATCTTTTACTTTTGTTTCTTGCTTAAACTGTGCAATCTTAGCTCTCTGACTATCAAAGATTGCATTAATGGTATCTGCTTGAGCTTTTGTAAGGATAACTACAGAGTCTCCATCAATCACCGTCTGAAGTGGGTAGCGTGATTGGCTGAAACTCAAACTGCTTACCAGTAGACTGCTTGCGAACAATATCCTTTTCATTTGCTAATTCTTTTTTAATATCTTTTACAACAGATCTAGTACTATCTAGATCTCCTATAACTTCAGAAACCATTTCTTGCAGATTCTCTTTATCTTCTATTAATTCTTCTTTTTCAGCTTCTAGTTTATTTACACTATTTGTTAACCGCTTGTTTGCTGTAGTAAGTTTCTTATTCTCACCTGTTAGTTGTACATTGTCTTCTACAACTACCACATGTTCATGTCCACTTGAAAAGATTTGTATACAAACAAGAGCAACAAATCCAAGTCCAACTATAAGAAGTTTCTTTTTCATTTTTTACCAAATAGCATCAATACAGTTTCTTTTAGACTCTTTGAGCTTTCAGTGCTTTCTTCTAGTTTCTTTTCTAGTTCATCTCTATAATCACCTTCCAGCTCTTCTACTTTTGCTTTCAAGTCTTCTTCACTTTTAAGAAGTTTATTTAAAAACATCCAGCATAGATAGCCCAGTGCTAATACAGCAAAGCCTAATACTCCATACTGTGTTAATACTTCAAAGGGACCAAATGACATTATTTCTTAGTTTTTCTTTTTACTACTTTCTTTTCTGTAAGCTCTTCTTTCATCTTCTTGTTCTCATCAAGATATCTCTTGATAAATAACCAAGCAACATATCCAAGAGCAAGTACTGCTAGACCGAGCGGACCATAGTCTGCTAATTGTGCAAATACACCAAAGTCTGGTGCTATTGTTTCTACTGCTGTTGTATCCATTATCTTTGTAATATTAATTGTTTTACTGCATCTGATAGTTCACTTACACTTCTAGCCAAGTTCTTGATTTCAAGTTGTGTTTGTTCTTGGATTGCTTGGTATTTAAGTCTAGACTCTTGTTCTACTAACTCAATTTTTCCTTTTAATTTTCCTAGACTCTCAGTATTGTTTCTAACATCTGTATGAATCAGTCTTAGAAAGTAACCAATAACTCCTGTTACTGCAATCAATCCCCATTGTATAAGCTGTGTGATTTCCATTATTTGATAATTAATCCTGTAGTTAATATTCCATTTAGTAGTAAAGAGATATTTCTTTGTCTTTTTAGTTTTTTGATATCAAAAGCTTGTGATGTAATAATAGTATCCTGAGAGTTTATAATATATCTCTGTGCTACTATAATGGTATCTTGGGCAGATATAATTGCATCCTTCTCTTTGTCTCTACGGTAGAGTACATGGATCATAGTATCCTGGATCTGTGTAATTTTAAAAGTATCTCTGGAGTTTTTAACTTTCTCAAGTTCTGCTTGTAAATCATAAAGACCATGATTAAGTTCATCAATAATAACTTTGCTATTATCAATTACTTTACCTTGTTGTTTAATTACAGTCTCCTTACCTTGGATTCTAGTTTCAATAGTTTTTTGATTACTTACTGGGTATACCTGTTTAGGTTCTCTCATTATAAGAACTACACACATTACTCCTAGAGCAATCTGAAAAAGTAGAGATAAGTTT